ATATCTGGGTCAGCTACTATAACTCCAGTGTTTGTGTGGGGTGCCGCAAATAAAATCCAAGCAAATAATGATATGTCATCTCCAACTGGCTGGAATGCTGGGTCCGCTCCCCAGGGGGTTGCAGTCCTTTCTCCATCAAAGGTAGTACTAGGTCATGTTGCAGACGCAGTTCCTGGCAACTACCAGACCCAAGCCTGTGTAGCAGACATTGTTGGGGGTGTAATTACACCGGGCGCATGGTACAATTTAGATAATTTATATGCTAATGCTAATACTCCGAAGACATCATCGTTAATTGAGATAAACCCGACCACGATTTTATATTCATGGCTTCAATATCCAAATGCGTCGCCAACTCGTCTAAGATCTGTGGCTGCAACAGTAGCCGGAACGGTTCTCTCCGTTGGAACACAGGCGGGGCCAACACCAGAATTTACGTCAACTAACTTTAGAGACTGCAAATCCTGTAGGCTTACCGACACAAAAGCTGTAGTTATTTCTGCCAAGAACAACAGCTCTGGAACAGCTTGGGTGGTATCAGTCGTTGGCAACGCGGCTACCTATGGAGCAGGGGTTGAGTTTGCAACTATTGGTACTGAATGCGCGGTATCCGCAATGTCCGACACTAAGTTTGCTGTCTTTTACACCCAGTCTGGCGATTGCTACGTTAAGATCGGAACTGTCAGCGGTACAACAATTACTTTCGGCGCTGCATACCAGGTTACCGTTGACCTAGCAAATCTCAATGATGACCTTGCCCTTACAGCACTCTCTAATTCATTGCTGGTATTTGCGTGGCAGGAAACGGACACTTCGCCATATAACAGATACAAGTACTTACGTGCAGGAACGGTTTCTGGCACAGTGGTTGCCCTTGGTGGTACTGTAACTGTCGGTACCACAGCCTATGGTTATTATTCTTCATGGAACAGCCTAGACAAGGTTAATTCGTCCACATTTATTTATAGATATGACATCGATGGCATTGGTGCTGATTCTGGAGATTTAAGAATAGGCACTGTTGCTGGGGCAACCATTACTATGGGTCCGTATTTAATAGATCCAACTGGTAACTATACAGATGCTCAGGTACGGTGGTTGGGAAAAGATAGGGCCATTGTCTATAGCGCGGACGAAAGCATAACGCATACCATGTACGCCGCAGTAGTTAGCGGCTTTGGGATTGACTGGATTGTTGTCGATTCGTTTGGCTCGCTTAATACTATTGGCACAAATGATAATGGCAACCTTGCCAGTCGTGGCTCTGTATCCGATACACAGAGGGCAATCGCCGTTCTTTCTGAATCTAAAGTTGTGCTAATGTCTATAGATCGTGATGCTGGTGGCATTGGAGAAGGCCAAATGCGAGCCTGGATAGCAGATATTTCAGGAGATATTATTACAGAAGGATCTAAATATAATATTGGTGCTCAGAAATCATATCAACCAGAAGAATTTTCAGTGCAGGAAGTTGACAGCGACACATTTATTTGTGCATGGCTTGACGCTGTTTCCAGTTCTGCATTCAAATGTTTAATCCAAGCAGGTAATGTGGCTGGAACAACTATTTCATTAGGGAATACGTTGGATTGGGAAAGCCAATTTGGAACAGCGGGAGACCGCACAGAGAACTGGTATGATGTAGATGTTTGTGCCATGACAGACACTCTTGCTGTTGTTGCTCATGGTGCCGGGGGTAGTGATTACAATGTGTACGTGGCTCTTGTTTCTATAAGTGGTAATACATTGTCATGGCTGTCACCAGAGTACAACCCTTCTTCCTATAGTTTGTTAGGTTTAGATATTATTAGATTAACAAATACTAAGTTCGTTCTCTCTTTCTCTGAATCAGCAACACCACCTACCATTCATCCACTTATAGGACACGCAATGATCGGTGATATAAGTGGAGGTACTATCTCGTTTGGTTCAAAGTATGAATTTTACTTTAATCCAACCGCGCAGCTGGTCGCCGTGTCTGGGTGCAGGCTAACCGATTCTAAATTTGTACTTACTTGGCAGGAAGGGTATGGGGTTATGTATTCTAGGGTTGGCGTAGTAACAGGCAACACTATAGCATGGGGTACGGTACAAACAGTATTCGCTGCTTATATACAACCAGGATGCATAACAGTTGACAGAATGGACGATGATCATTTCTTGGTTTCATACATGAACCAAGACGCTGTTATAGACACTGAATATTTTAATATTGGCACTGTTGTGGGTACGGAAATAGAGTTTGGTGCCGGGCCTTGGGACAATTCTAGCTCTCCTGGTTCTTTGTATTCTGCCTCGCGTGTTCTTAGTGCTAGTAAAGCCATAGCATTTAGAATTGAGGATGGTGCTAGTCCATGGTATGCGGCTTATGCCAAGGCGTATACAGTTAATATTTTGAGTAGTGGCGGCAGCAGTGGATTTAGCTGGAGTGCCATAGACCTTGTTGGTACTTCTCTGACAGTGGGTGAGCTACCCCCTGACACTGCATATGCGTTTGGTGTACGGTTCAAGGATGTTGACGTGCCAGCAGGGGCTACAATTGTTTCTGCTTTTATCAGGTTTAACAATGTGGTTGCAACTAATATCGGGGTCATGGCTCAGATTTACGGAGAGTATAGTGCATCTCCAGCCATCTTCACTACCGTAGGTGACTTCATCGGCCGAACTCTGACACCTACCTTTGTGCCTTGGCAACCAGCGATAGACTATGCTAATAACCAGGCCATAGAAACGCCAGATATTAAGTCAATTATTGGCCAGGTCATTGGCCTGCCGGACTGGAATTCTGGAGACGACCTAGCTATTATTATATATGATCCATTCCTCACGACTGGCAAGACTATAGCTGTGAGCTCCATCGACAGTGCCCAGCCCGAACCAGAACTATTTATCATTTATGGGCTTGATAGCTAGGAGTACGGTATATGACATATAGTATATTGCCAGATTCAGCAGAGCCATTCTTTATAGCTAACAAAATGAACCTGGCTAACCTCACCCATATTTATCGTCGTGTTGGCGTTCCCTGGTCTGCTAATTTGATGGATGCTATTGGCGGCTGGGACCTCCATGGTCCTACGGTAGGAGATGCGACTTACTTTGGTATCTCAACTGCTAACCCTAATCATGGGCCATTTAATAGCCTTGTGTTTAATTTGACAGAGTACTCAGATGATAGCGGTGGTGTTAACAATCTATTCTGGGAATACTGGAATGGGTCTGCATGGGCTGGCCCCATGGGTGAGATAGATTGGACAGACGATGGTACCAACGGGCCGTTTAGCAATACAGATGTTGGTGTACTGTCAGTGCACTTTGTTCCCCCGTCTAACTGGACAACTGCTGCCCTTAATGGAGTTACCGCTTGGTGGATACGGTTAAGAGTTGGCGCTGTGGCTGGGGCATATACTAAGATAGCCCACCAGGCAGCTGCAAAGACTGTTTACACAGTTACTTGGCCATTCGTGGAGGTAAGGGGCGAAAATATTGGTGGAGATATAGCATCTCTAGCTGAACTTATCTTGGCCAATAAAACATACAGTAGTACTAGCCTAACCCTTGGATATAATCGGGTCACCATAGGTCTCCGAGACCTTAACCGTGGTGAAGAGTTCCATGCTTACCTAAACGTGTCTGATGAGCAACAGCCACCTTATATAGTTGCCGATGTTCCTGGCGCAAATACAGTCTGGGCTTCTCTACCAGAGGCTCCAACTGGAAGATGTGCTGAATTTTCCAAAGTTGGCTCTACAGTTCTGGCCGACGAGATCACAGTTACTATTGCAAAAACACAAGTAGAACAATTCCTTGGCCGATTTAGGGTTTTCATGCGGGTAACATTATCCGGTGTTGCTACTGTTTATAACAACTTACTCATAGGAAAAAGTGGACAATCTTCGTATGTTGAGATGACGAATACCGCTTTCCCATATTACGTTATCGACTTTGGCGAAATAGCAATACCAGCTGGCTCTTATACTCCGGGTGATGTGCTAGGCGATTTGGTTTTAACATTACAGATTGGCTGTTCTGCTGCGGTAGCATCCTATCAAGTAATCGATATAATTCTTATGCCAGCCGATCAAGCCTACTATAATTTTCAGCCCTCTACAGATGGTGTTTTTGTTGGCGAGCACGATGTATATGGCTGGACACAGCTAGACATTGATAGTGTGCGAAATCCCAAAACTGATATCAGGGCTCTACTAGAAAAGCAGAAAAACAGTGCCGTAGTAAACCGCTGGATACCAAAAACTGCTGTGCCAATGATGCTGTTACCAAACATTGGGCAACGCTTATGGATTATGGGGTGGTTTTCCTGGAGTACGTATCCAATAGCTGCTAACGTTAACATAGGCGCCACTGTTCAGATGAGACATGTTCAACGGTATACTGGTATGAGAGGAAATAGATAGCCATGCCAGACACAAGAATTGCCATCAATGTTCACACACCTTTTATACAGGACAGGACAGACCGAAAGCTGTTAAGCGAAGAACTTACGTCAAGAATTTCTGCATATAGCCATGATGTTACAGCCTTCGGGGGATACGACCAGGGCAATCTTAGTTTCAATGCCACTATAGATGATTGTAATGATTGGCTTATTAATGGCCTTGGCCGAGAGATTCAAACAATCAGCCCCTCTGGCAGGATCATATGGCAAGGCTTTGTTAATAATATCGATATCACATATGGCTCTGTAAATAGAACCGTTGGGCCATTGCTAGATATAGGCAACAAGGTTAAAAACAAATATGTATTTGTTGACCCAGACACAGACATTCCTCTTCATGGAGTTGAAACAGAGACGGCCTACGTAGAAGATACTATAAGTCAAGGCAAGTACGGTATATTTGAGGTGACCCTGAATGGCGGCGAACAGTCCCACATCGAAGCGCTTCAAACTGTAAATAGTTATTTGTACCAACACTCTTGGCCAGAAAAGTCAAGGCGCGTTAATCTTTCAAACCCATCTGTTCCGTCAATTAAGCTGAGTTTGCTAGGCTATTATCATTGGTTCTCATATGTGTTTAATGATCCGTCCACAGGGGAAGGAAATCTATCTGATAAAATAAAGGCCATTATCGATGCCGACCCGAACAGCGTCTTAGAATATACAGCTACAAGCATTGCCGCCAATACCACGCAGGTTAAGAGCTACGAGGACGGAAACAAAAAGGCAGATGCATTGCTAAAGGCTTTGGTTATGACTAGCGACAACACATATGATCGCTACTCCTTTGGGGTATATGATGATAGAGTAGTTTATTACAATCCCATTGTGGCTCCCGACCCTCCTGCGTATGTTCATAACCCCAATGACATATCAGGAAAGATATATGACACCTACGACAATGAGGTATATCCCTGGGATGTGTTGCCAGGCAAGTGGCTATATATGACTGGCTTTGACATTGGTCGATGGTTCCCGGATGGGGCATCTCCTGTATTCTCTAGACAGAACACCAGTAATGATATGATTGATTATATGTTTATCGAGAAGGTTGGCTTTAGCATACCCAATAGAGTAGTGCTAGATGGCGGTAAAGTCATAGGCTTTGACCAGAGACTTTCTTTTGCCAAGGGATTATCGGGAGCGATAGTGTAATGTCAGGAGCAATTCAGCGGGAAAACCGAGAGCTTGCGGACCTCATGAAGACCTACTTTTATGAGCGCAATGAGCCTAACGTGGCGTGGTTCCATGCCATGACTGCCTATAGGACATTACTGGGTCTTCGTGGATTCTGGCCCATGTCAGTAGCTAGTGACACCCCTTTATATAAAGACTATGGTGAGTTTGGGTTAGACCTATCTATAACTGGAGAGGCCGCTGACCTAACTCTTGGCTTACATAATTTGGCCCCATATGCGTTGTTTAATGGTGATGCTAATTTGTTTAGGGCAGACGGTGCCGACATTGATATCATTGGCAACGAAGCCTTCATGATTTCTGCATATCGGGGCCTAACGGTTGGTCTGTGGTGTTGGTTTGATGCGCTAAACGATCTAGAGGGGCTTATAAGCAAGTGGACAACTAGCCAGCAAGCCTATCGTCTAATTAAACTGGCCAATAACAAGCTACAATTTGACATTAGTGGCTCTGGAGCTGACACGTTTTCTGTCACGACAGCTGATGCCATTGGCGGTGTAGATAGATGGATTTATCTTGCGGCTAGATATGATCCAAGCACTGAAATATCTATTTTTATTGGCGATGACAACACATTGACCAAGGCCATCAATGTAACATCTATCCCGGCTACCTTGCATAACAGCACAGACAACCTAAAATTCGGGGTGACAAACGCATCTGATCATCATGTCGGCCGACAATCGTTTGATTTCCTATGCTGTGCGGCATTGCCTGATTATGTTATCGGGCAGCTTTACTATCACTCGAAAGCTATGTATAACCAGGTACCCTAAAGGGAGTAACGATGATTAAGAATTATATGCCTGTTGGCTTTCATCTTGGCATAGGTGGAAACCCTACTGGAATTGGCGATTATATGCGGATTTTGGATGCGGCTGGAAAGCCAGCATCTCTCACAAGTGGTGACACCTATGGGCCAATAAATGAGCTAAACAATCTAATCATTGCGAGTGGGGCAGAGCATCAAGGCGCATGGCGAAGCACAAAGCACGATGACTTCAATGCCCTGTATCCACTAGAGCCAGAGACCGCAGTCGAAGTTCACTGGAGCCAGCTTGCCCCCGACATACCCCCAGAATTTAACAAGGCTTTGACCTGGCTGATCATTGGCAATGAGCCTAACAAAGACGAGGCCGATTGGCTTGGAAGATTTGCTGTGGCTTATGCGAACAAGCTGCTTCTATTTGGGTACAAGCTGGCCATGTTTGGCTGGTCTACTGGTACCCCAGAGCCAGACGCCTGGGAAACACCCGGCATGCTGGCCTATCTCAGGCTGTGCGAACAACAGCCGGATAAACTTGCTGTAGCACTACACGAATACAGCTTAGATGTTAACAATATCCAGAACGGCTATCCGTACCTGGTTGGCAGGTTCACCTTCCTGCATGATGTATGTGACAATTATGATATTAAAAGACCAACAATCCTGATTTCTGAGTGGGGCTGGACCTATAACGATGCACCATCGGACGACCAAGGAATGCTGGATATTAAATGGGCAGCGGACCTCTATGCGCCCTACCCTAATATAATTCTAGTTACTACCTGGTACTTGGGTGGAGGGCCTGAGTACGGGAATATAGCTAATAAGGTCCAGCCCCTGATTAGACCAACTACGCAGCTGGCGCTGACATACAATGCGCCAATCATCCCAATACCACCAGACGAAACTCTGGAAGAGCACATCTGGCGAGTGGCCCAAGAAAACCGACTGGTGTCCTTTTACACAGAGGCTGCTTTCCAGAAGAAACTCAGCGCGATGGAACTGAACATCTTCGAGAACGAGGGTAGAACAATATACGATGGAATAGAGTATGGCTACCAGGGTGGAGAGGACCTAGACGATGGCTCTCAGTCTGTTGTTGCAGCTAAGGTTCCAGACTGGAACAATATCTTTGTTGTTGAGGACCCGGCAAACAACCCGCCTGTGCCTGGCAACCCGCTCGAGGGGTTAGTCTTAGATCCCCCCTTCAGACTACCGTACTATGTCACATCGTATTTCAATGACCCAAGAAGTTATTTTAATGGGTTGCACGAGGGCATCGATGTTGTGATCCTTGGTCAGCCACCAGACTCGAAAGAGCCTGTACTAAACATGTACGATGGCGTTGTATCTAAGGTGCGACGGAATACCGGAGCCTACTGGAACTATGTTGCAGTTAAGCATACAAGAAATGGCGGTATTTTCTACACTTGGCATGCACACCTTGATGACATTTTTGTGGTCGAGGGACAGACCGTAGCATCGGGCCATTTACTTGGTGAGCTAGGTGGTACTGGTGGGCCATGGAACGAGCATGACCATATTATGTTACAGGTGCCAGGCCTTGGGCTTAGTGGCTATGCCATACCTGATGTGGTTGACCCATATCCTTATATGACTAATGCCACGGTAGCCACCTACGATTTGAAAGATTATCTTGGCGGTGATGGTCGAGTATATGATGTTAAGTTTTTAACAAACGATGGCCAAGAACACCAAGAGAGATTCCAAACACAGAGAAAAACATCTTCCACCATCTTTTACCAGACCAAGAATCAACACTGGGAAGAAATGTGGTACGACAACGACTTTATCTGGAGGGGTACAGACACCTCGCACAGCAGCGAAAAATACTATACTCTGTCTCAGGCTAATTACCATGGTGATAGGTGGATCCGTAGGCATGTGAAAGTTGGCGATATATACGAACGAAACCCGATAGTTAAGCTATTCTGGAAACATAATTGCCAGCTGATTAGTGCCGGAACGCACCGGACCTGGATAAGGGTAGAAGGATACCATCCTAGTAAAACATTCTTTACTGGTGTAAAATTAAATGATGTGATCGAACTGGCATGGTTAGCCTCTCCTGGTGGAGTAGTACTGGAACGGTATTACTATGCCAAGAATTTTGGGTTAGTCAGCTGGGAAGGTGGATCTGGACACTCTGCAGTAAAGATTGTTTATCCATTCGGAACAGTGCCAAATAATAGTCGAGAAGTAATTAGTTGTTTATAGGGAAGGGATAATATGAATTTAGAATTAGTGTATCAATTACTGTTAGCTGCAGTATTGGTTGAGGCTGTTGTAACCTCTGCCAATCTTGTCTATACCAAGGAATTTGACTGGCGATATTTTATTGCCATTATCATAGCCGTTGGTCTAGCTGTTGCTTTCGGGTGGGACCTATTCAAGGCCGCTGGCTTTGATGCCAAGGTAAACTTTGTTGGCGAGGTATTTACTGGAATAATCATGGCTCGTGGTGCTAACTACGTAAACGACCTGATTGGTCTGTTGCGTGCCGAAACAACCAAAGCCAGGAACGGACAGTAGTTTCTGTCTGGTTTACAACTTTATATCCCCACGAGGACAATAGCGGTCCTACTACTATTCATCCTCGTGCTGCTTTATTTTCCTTCACTGTCTCAGTCTAGGGAAATTAAGCATGATGCTCCGGTTACCCCAGGAGCGGTGGTCTCATGGAACTCTTCCATGAGACCACCAACTATTACCCCAGTACCAACATCAACTAGCTACCCCAACCCCACCCCGGAAGCCACAACCGGGTACTTTTCTCAGTATGGGAAGATGCCCACTGATGGCACTGTAGCCTACCGTCTTGATATAGGTGATTTTACGCAGGAAGATTTGGACGATGTAGCTGGTGTGATAGCAACAGAGTCCTGCGATTACATAGGCGAAGATGCATGGATCCAGGTAGATGGTAAGACGAGTGGTTGGTTGCCAGTGCTAGTGTTTGACTGCAGTGGTCACCAAGAGACCACAAACTGGATGAAAGAGTCTAACATCCTAGCCGAGATAGGATATTACCTGGCTGACCAGCTGGGTATAATTGGCGAGACAGGTGTAGTTGGCCAGCTCACATTTGATTGTCCTTATTGCACAAAGTAATAACCCCCTTTTCTGGAATTTTGTAGACCACATACATCAATATAGCCATTCGCTACTAAGGCGCCTAGAATCGCCAAAAAACGGGGTCTGGCGGCTTGTCTGCATTGCGTTCTACAACGACACGTTACCACGGCAGAAAATGAATTAGTTGACAAGCGGCAAAAATATGTTACACTCTGTACATGGTTGGTTTTAGCAAGGAGACGAGACACAGCGAATGATTAGACCAGATCAGGTACAAGACGTTTGGTTGTCCTCTGCTGAGATACGATATTGTATCATACAGGCACAGGCTCTTGTCTCGTTCTTTAGCGATAAAGTAAAGAACAAGACAGGTGGCGTATCTCACATTAGAGATATGGAGTCTGAGAGAGGCGAAACCCTAAGCATGGACCAGCTTGTTGGGCAAATAGGGGAGTACACATTATCAATGTACCTGTTTGGCGAAGCGAGCAGATATTATATTCAGCGCATGTCGGCCAATATTAACCCGGCAATTGGTGACCGGGGTGAAGACATACTTGGTCTTAATGTAGACTGCAAGACCAGTCTTATGCGGCATAGCGAAGACCCCATGCAGTATCACCTGCTTGTTAGGCCTAAAGAGAAACACCTTAAGTGGTGCTACATACACGCTCTTGTTGTGCCCAATGACGGCAAGAATATTTCTGCCAGTAGCCCGATTAAGATCCATCTAACTGGCTGGGCAAGCGACGATGATTTGCCAGCCGAGCCAAAGCAAGATGGCCCACTAAAGGGAGCATATGCTCTTAAGGTTCCAGATCTAAACCCGCTACCAAACATGACCTGGGCATGGCGTAGGGCTATGTTTGAGAAGCAATATAAAAACAAGGGCGTTAAAAAAGCTGACGCAGGATGGTTTGATGACCTCAATTTCTAAAATCTTAGGCACAGAACTTGACATAGATGGGTGTGTCTGCTACTCTTTCATTACGGATGGCTCCTCAACCCCATGTCACGCTATCCGTTCGCTCCTTAAGGCGCAGAGTACCAGAAAACTCTGCGCCTTTTCTTTTCTATGGGAAAAATATATGGGTAATAATTCTGTGCTGAAACTTGTGTCCGTTGTTGGATACCCAAACACCATTGTATACGACTGGGACGATTTGTTTGTGATTCGCACCAGTGATCTAAAGCTAAGCAGAAAGCAAGCAGACAGTCTTTTTGACTTTTTACGTGGACAAACAGTACCGTTTATAAAGGGCTTTAACCTGCAAGACTTTGTTTATTTCCGCGATTACAGGCACTGGTTAGATAATATAAAGGAGTAATGACATGAATACTAGGAGCGATGTTTTATCTGAGTTGTTGGATGCAAGAAGGCGAGCCATACAAGGAATGAACGAGGAGATTGCCAAGGTAACCAAACGAAGAGGGCGGTTACAAGAGGCAATCAACGGGCTAATTGATGCAAACAATAGTTCCGTTGAAATTGTAGCCGAGTATGAGCGTCCGTATGTTACCGTTACCGTATTGCATACACCAAAAACATTCATGCATATAAACGCCGTCTATGAAGCTAAAGAAAGAGCAAAGGTATCTTGGCCAGACGAGTGGGATCCAGAGCGTGGCTACGAGATTTCACTTACAAGAGCTGTTCGATCCATTGCTGACCAGATGCTTTCAAAAGAATTAATTGAAAGATATACGAATCAGCTGGTCAACGAGAAATGGGAATGGCGAGATGATTCCTAGCACACTGACCCACTCCCCGCCGTCTTATATGGGTTAAAGTTATATCAGGAGCTCAAGATAAAAGACATGGGAAAAAATTCTAAAATTTCTTGGACCGATCATACATTTAATTGCTGGATGGGATGCTCAAAGGTCTCTTCCGGGTGTGTAAATTGCTATGCAGAGCTCCTTATGGACAAGCGATACGGGCGTGTCAAGTGGGGTTCAGAAGGCACAAGGATTAAGACCAGTGAGAAATACTGGAAGCAACCGCACAAGTGGAACAAGGAAGCAAAGGCGGCTTGTATCAGGCAAAGGGTATTCTGTGCTTCATTGGCAGATGTCTTTGAGTTCAAACATGACCAGCCCGAGATGTGGGAATGGCGAGCAGAGCTATTCAACCTCATTTTGGAAACGCCTAATCTAGACTGGTTGTTACTGACCAAGAGACCAGAAAATATTAAGCGAATGATCCCTCCATCGTGGCTTGATGGCCTACCTGGTAATATATGGATTGGTGCCTCTGCCGAGAACCAGAAAACATATATAGATAGATGTCTATATTTGGCGACTGTGCCTGCCCATATTAAATTCTTAAGTATGGAGCCATTATTAGGGCCAATTAACCTGGGCGAGTCTTACTGGTTACCAGACTGGATCATAGTTAGTGGAGAGTCTGGCTCTAAGGCCAGGCCAATGAATCAGAAATGGGTTGTAGACTTGAAAGACCAGTGTCTAAGGTACGATGTTTCCTTTTTTTTCAAGGGTTGGGGAAAGCATATACCAGAATGGCAACTAGGTAATGATACATTATACGGAGAATCATGGCTGGAATTACCCCTATAGAAAAGAAAACACGAAAGCATCCTACAAAGATTTGCGAAAAATGTGGGATATCTTATAGCGTGGGATATACCAGACACATAAAACTATGTGATCGGGTACCCATCGGGGAAGAAATATCAGATATGTTAACTGAACTGCCCACCCTACCGCTTAAGGATATAGCAGCCTTAATTGGCTGTAGCACTGAATTTTTACGGAGAAGGTTACACGGCACATACTGGACAAGTAAAATGCTGAACCAACGTGCCGGAAAAATTCGCAAGAGTACGCTAAAATCTCTTGCCGAGAATGGGGTAAAGTATTTTAGCCTATCATATGTTTCTAGAAAATGCAGGTGTGGGATTCTACTGGAAGATAAAGAGCGCATATGTCGGTTCTGCGAAGAGGAAGCAGCTGGTATCAAGAATTACAAGATCAAATATGGTCTTGTAGAAAAGGAGTGATGACATGGACAAAGATTCGATTAGACAGTTAGTTGATGTTCGAGACCGGGCTATTCAGAAGAGCCGGATCCAGTTCGATGCCAGGTTGTATGCCATTGAAGAAGGCGAAGACCAGGCAGACGAGGAAACTATTGCCCTGCTTGTCAGGTACAAGAATAGATTTCGAGCACTGGAAAAAGAGCTGGATGCCGACATCCTAGAGATGGTACAGCAATACGAGATCTATAAGCACATCAGCGCTGTGAAGGGCATTGGACCCACAATTGCGGCCAAGCTAATTGCCATGATTGATATTGAGCGTGCTCCGCACGTTAGTTCTCTCTGGCGGTATTCTGGGCTGGCCGTTACCGATGGCAAGAGCGACCGACCTGTGAAAGGCGAGAAGCTGGCATACAACAAGCGGTTGAAAACAGTGTGCACATTCCTGATTCCAAGGGCGCTGCTCATGGCCAAGAGCCCATACTCTGAGATATTCTATAAGGCCAGGGAATTCTACTCCATCAATCGGCCGGAGTGGACTAAGGACCATGTGCGACGTTCGGCCAACCGCAAGATGGTCAAGATCTTTATGAGCCATCTCTGGCTACGCTGGCGACAGCTCGAGGGGCTTCCCATATCTGCGCCTTATGTCCATGCCAGGCTGGGACATACCCACAACTATCCTCCAGAGGACTTTGGCTGGCCAGAACTATAGCCACATTACATTAGTCACCCATAAGAATAAAGCGAGTTGTCTGCCCTTAGTCACCCTATAAGAGAAAACGAACCGTGTTGAATAAGTATACCTAATCCAATAAGTGAGTTGAATAGAACAAGAAACCCCAAGGACCATAAACGAGTCGTATAGAACGAGTAAACCAAGAGCTTAAAGCGAATCTCCGAACACGAGTATACCGAAGAACACAAGTGAGTCACGCCTATTAAGAAACCCATTCCAGAAGAGCGAGTTGCTGGTGAAAAATAATCCCGTAATAAGAGAACGAGTCAATCGAACGAGACACCCAAGCTCATAAGCGAGTTTACAAGACGTAAGAAAACCACGAGAAGAGAACGAGCCAAAGCTATAAAGAAACCCGATTTAAGCAAGCGTTGACAATTAAAGCGGACCATGATAAATTATTCCGCGCAACCAACTTTACAACTTAATAACCAGGGAATGAGCAAGCCTCTTGGTTTGTTCTGTGGGCGGCAACGATAGTGGTCTAGGTTGCGACAATGACCTCTCTCGCTTTGCCTCCCTGGTGGCACCTGTCGCCCACAGAACAGTCTAAGAGGTTTTTTTGTCCCCATATAAGGAGTGAGTAATGGCAGAATATGACCCGTATCAGGATGATTTTGTAAATAATGGAGAGGGTATCACTATTATTAGGTCTCATAAGTTTGTGTCGGTAATGAGAGCCTTGATATACGACACAAGCATCTCTCTTAAGGCCAGGGCGTTTGTAATGTGCGTTCAGAATGTATTTGATGGGGTTGATCTAACGATCAAGCTGATCCGCAGCTTTGACCAAGACATGGACGATATAGAATATGCGGAGATTATGGAGGAGCTAGAAGACAATGGGTTTGTCACGTATCGGGAGCAAGAAGATGGGGCAACAGTAATAACTTTTCACGTACCACCAGTGAGGATCAGGAATGTCTAACGATCAAAACATTATACGAACCGACAAAAGCAAAGACCCCTATACCAGAGTAAGCAATAGAGCAATCAATGATGAGAGGTTAACAGAGGGACCTCTGGCCATCTTGCTTTATTTGCTTAGCAAGCCAGACGATTGGCGCTATAGGGCAAAAGATGTTCAGAGGCGTTTTGACATGGGCAGGGATAAGCTACGTCGATGCATGAAAGAGCTAAAGGATCTGGGATATGTGACCCAGATAACCACATCCGAGGGAGACAAGGCAATAATTTTGGTGACACTGTTCTATGAAGCGCCAGACCTTAATCCTGAATTTCTCGGGGACGTAAAACACGGCGCCGTGAAACCCACCCCCTTAGTAACAACTGAAAAAGAAAGTAATAATAATAAAGAGATCTATGTAAATTTTGAACCAGAACCAGAAAAGACTAAGTGTGCCTTATGTTACAAGGCCATAGTTGAAAAAGAGGGCGACCTCTGTGCGGTATGTATCATGGTCAATGACATACTGCTATCCTGGGGGCAGTTGTTCCCAGAGAAATCGCAGCCACGGCCAGGAACTTACAGGAAACAGATAGGTGCCAGGATGAGGTCTCCTGATTTTAGGGAATCTTGGTCTAGATCTTTACAGCGTGCCGCGAAATCGAGGCACCTACACGAGAGTGGGTGGTTCAGGCTTGAATATTTCTTACGTAATGACGAGAACTGGCGCAAGATTTATGATGGAGCATTCGATCACTTTGGCGAGAAAAACGGATACAGCAATGGACAGGGTGGCGCCACAGACCTAGCATGGGCGAAGGTGTCTGAGGTAGTTGCCAGGCAAGGCCGTTATAGTCGGCCGCTATTTGATGATGAAAAGATAGCTAAGGCTGTTCAGGTTATGGGGTGGAATAACATCTGCGACTTACCAGATGGGGAAGGTAAGAAGATGTTTGGGCAAATCTATTCTGGCGTTATTAGACACAGCAGCCTGGACGAAAAGCTGGGTAACAGCTGGTAGAAACGGTCAGATTGTCCGTTTTAGGAGCGATATACAGGAGCGATAATGTCAGACAACGAAGCATTTTTACCGCCCTATAGCCGACAGGCTGAAGAAGCACTGCTGGGATCCCTGCTGATTGACCCAGAGCTAATCGTAGAAGTATCTGGCCTATTAAAGCCAGAGTATTTTTACAGAGAGGCCAACGGGTTCGTGTATACAGCCATGGTAAAGATGTCCAAGGCAGAGCAAGCTGTAGATTTTCTAACGGTCTCTGGGGAATTACGTTCTATGAACGTACTAGAGGATATTGGCGGCGAGTCGTTTATTATTGGGTTGCTTAATGTAGTTCCAACCTCTATTCATGCCCACGATTATGCACGCATTGTCACTGAAAAAGCCATACGCAGGAAGATGATTGCCGCAGCCAGGCTTACAGCTAAGTCTGCCTATGACGAGAGCACAGATCTAAACGAGGCTATCACTACCTCGTACACGGCTCTCCAGGAAGCTGTTAATCTTGGTACTTCTAAGCCAATCACTATCTATGATGAAGCTGGCAACATGATAGATTATTTAACTGATGTGCATAGCCAGCCCCAAAAAATATTTACTGGCTTTCGTGACCTAGATGCGGTAATGGGCGGGGCTAGACCGACACAATTGATTTACCTTGCTGGCAGGCCAGCTATGGGCAAGTCAGCCCTTATGAGCAATATAGTTGTGAATGCAGCCAGGAATGGTAGCAGGTGTATGATTTTCAGTTTAGAAATGAAGCCATCAGATATACTGTCCAGAATGGTGGCAGCGGATACGAAGATTAATTCTCGTAACATAATGGACAACGACCTTGGTCCAATGCAGAGAAGAGACGCACTTCAATCTGCTGGTCAATTGTCACAGCTACCAATTGTTTTTGCTGAGTCATGGGACGCTAGTCCTAGTTCGTTTGTCTCTGAATGCAGGAAAGAACAGGCCAGAAACGGGCTGGACATTGCATTTATTGACTACCTGCAGTTAATGAACGCAGATGAGAAGACGGAAAACCTAAACGCTAGAGTGTCTAGCATATCGCGTAATCTAAAGCTGGCTGCAGATACGCTGAAAATACCAATTGTGTGTCTATCGCAACTAAGCAGATCACTGGAAAGCAGGAAAGATAAGAGACCACAGCTGTCAGATCTTAGGGACAGCGGGTCTATTGAGCAGGATGCCGACATTGTGATCTTTGTTTACCGTGAGGGGTACTATGACTACAGCGCAGTACAGAATGAAGCAGATGTTATTACAGCTAAAAACAGGAATGGCCCTACGGGGACCATTAGCCTGGGCTGGGATGGCGACTACACCCGGTTCTATTCTGTAGATCGCGTACCAGTTGATCTGAATATGGATAAAGTTTTTCGTGGTTGACAACTGGTAAAACCGTGTTACAATAGACCACAGAATTGTTTATGTATGTTGTATTGTTTTAAGAGCTATAGCTAAAGGAGTTAGAGACATGTCATTTGATAATTTTACGCCTCCGCAGGTAAGGGCTGGAGTATACGACGAACAGCGCACATCTTATCCAACCATAGCATGGCGGGGTAAGGCGGCTGACGAGTCTGCCGGGTTCTGGGTCATCAAACAAGATGACCTGCCCGAATGTCCTATTGGTTGGGTCGAGCACGAGATACGGTTTGGCTCTGATCCAGGTGCGCCATTGCAGCCTGTGTATGTTACCCGCAGGTTGCGTTGTGCGATTATCGCAGTGCGAAAGCGTTGGATAATTACTAATGGTAACAATCGAAGATACGCTCCCTGGTTTACACCCAAAGAACAGCGGGGTGAGGGACAGCATACCGGGCACATCCAGGTCATGGTTCGGTTGCCAGATATGGAAGACATCTGTCTTCTGGGCTTGCGGGGACTGCACAAAACAGTGTCATGGAACAACGATCCGTCTCGGGGAAAGGGCGTATCTGCGTCATGGCCAAAGGGCGTTGAAGAGATCCTAAAGAATTATGCCGACGAAGCCACACGCTATGTTAAGGCAGAGAAAGGATACCAGGGCGAGAGCTTACCGTGGCAGGTGATGTGGTGGGTTGACCTCATTCCTCTGACTGAGGAAAAGGGCGGCAAGAAAGAGCCTTCATTTTTGCACGTTGGCCACAATACATATGTCAATCCCTATACTGCAGATATGACTGTTGGTGGTGAACATACTCCCAGCAGCAGGTACGTTGGCGAAGAACTCTTCACTGAGTTCGATTCCCTTCGGGAAAACACTGGCATCGATTGGATGGCTGAGTGGGGAAAGATTGTTGATGTCGAGCGCGACCAGGCTAACGACGAGTATCAGCCCGATGCTCTTGGAGTAGAAGATGATGAAATACCATTCTAGGTATCTCGAGCCGGAAGAAGTTTCTCAGGCTTATGACGCCAGAGATCCAGTCTCGTATCTGTGGGACTTGGCAATGGAGGCGGTTGACAATTCTATTACCAAGTACCCAGGGTTATCTGGCCAAAACGGGGTTGACGTAACCCAAGACTGGCTAGACCAAGACAGTCGAATGGGGTGCAACCCTTACGACTTTGTAGTTGTTGATATGAATATGGATGAAGAAGACAACAAGTGGTCGTCACACGGTATGATTTACGAGACCGGGATCCTATTCGCAATTCAGCAGGCGCAAGGCCAATGAGTTAGTTTCTTTCTGGAGCGGAAGACATGGCAAATAAAATATTTCGGCCAAGGATGGCTGATAAAGAATTCCTAGAGAAGTTCGATATTGCGCTAGGTGATCATATAGGCATCTATAAGATTATCGTGGGCAAGATTCGTAACGAGCTTGGCTTTACTGATGATAGGGCAGTGCAAGCGGCTTCCTTTACCCTATGGAAGCAGACCATGGACACCTTGAGTGTGCCCAACTTGTCGTTTTGGGTTCCGTCTGATGATGCAGCAAAGAACCTTGTTAACTTCGAGCAGTATGCAGCCTGGTATGGTGACCGGATAGGCGCATTTATTAGTCTGTGCGAGGCTAAGCATGACCTTGATGAAGAAACTGTCAGGGCTGTCATGAGGTCGATAGAGTTTACGCAGGCTATGTTTGATAAGGTTAAGGATTTCGATGCCCTGTCTGATATCGTGAATCTAACAGCCGATATTCTAGTTGGCCAGGTTGACGAGGAAGACGAGAAAGTTTTGGAAGAGATCGGGATACTTAATGCCAAGACTTTTGGCCACAAGATCGGCAAGTCTGTTGATGATATTCTGAGTGGCGTAGAATGATGGAAATAACTTACGTACCTCTTAGGCGGCTGAATGATACCGCAAACGTGCGCGGCGATACCAGGCACACAGAAGACCTGCAAGATGCAATTGTGGCTGTGGGCCTGGTCAATCCCCTGACTGTTTACGAGGACAATAGACCAGGTTGGTATCAAGTAGTCAGCGGGGGTAGGCGATTGTCTGCCCTCCGTTCTCTTCATAGGGCTAAGCGAGTTGTGCCGGGCTTAAAGTTCAATGAGATTCCCTGCAGGTTAATCGATAGGCCAGAAAATGAGGAAGACGGTTTGGTTTACATGGTAGCGGCTAATAGTCAGCGCGAGCTACCGCACAGCGATATAGGTAGAGCCTTGAAACAGCTGATGCTGGGAAAGAGGTGGACACTGGTCAAGACTGCTAGTGCATGGGGTATCACACCTGCTAAAGCCAGGATATATCTGGAGTTAGCGCATGCCGATTATGCAATTCAGAAAAGGGTTGATGCCGGGGAGATTTCTTTAAGTGCATTTAGCAAGTTGACCAGTGCTCCTCCCCAGGTTATGGAAGAGGCTGCTAGGATAGACGGCAGGATCACTGTCAAGAAAGCTAGAAAGATGGTTGTGGGTGCTGAAGTAAGAAGCACAGCGTTGGCCATCGTAGTTAATGACGAGCCTGACATTGTGGGTATCTTATCCGGTGTCAAGATGGCGTTGACTAAGATTATGAAGTTGCCTGCCCTAAGCATTAGAGAGAAGAACGCTCTGGCAGAGATTAGGGAGATAGTGAATGAGTAAATATACTGCTCACCTTATGGGTGTGCCCAAGAGTGGGGGCTATGCTCCTAATCCTGTTCGTGGGTGCGGAAAGAAACACCCTGGTGGATTCTATCTGGAGTCTGAGACCAGCGAGGGTGGCTTGTTGAGTAGGCTTACGTGGTTGCTTGGCACGCACGTAGATGACGTGGGGTTTGATATAAACTTTGGCAATATCTATACCGAACACCCTAACCTGGGCATAGCGATCATTAACCCAGCCGCCACAATAGTCAAAGGAAAAGTCGTTAACAGGAGCGACAAGAAGATGATCCTGACACCTAAAGAGAACGATTTTTACATTGAGCTTGTAGATAAGATAGGCAAGCTGGCACTATTAGACCGGGTAGGAAGTATGTATTACACACCCTGGTCGTTTGCCCAGGAATTATGGGACTACGGGCCATCCAGGAAGGTGTCTAGGCAAGCAATGGAAATTGTTGCTCCTTTCTTGCCAGTACCAATTGTCTTTTGCCATGGCCAGATGCCCGTATACAGCAGGACTAGCAGTCTTAACGCATTGGATGCTGCGGAAACTATGCTTGGCCATAGCATTGAAGGGGATTATAGATACTCCCCTACTTGGACCGACCCACTATGGGGCACATCTTTTAGCCATGAGCATAATGGCGATGACCACTATCTATTACCAATCTTGTGTGCCATGGACCGGATAGGTGTGGTGCAGGACGGTAGCAAAGAAAGACTAGCTAGTATCGCAATGAGTCTCACTCCTGCCAGCAAGGCTGAGACCGTGTTCGTATCTTCCTGGGTCACCAGGGGAACATACGTACTGAAAGATGAAAATGATCCTGGTGTAAGCATAGAGAATGTGCAAAATATTTTGTTAGATAAACAAGAGGTAGGTGTTTTATGAAGACTCCAGAAGTAGAAAAGTTACAACTTGAGAACTTATTCACGGTGGGTGACGTTCTCGAGATAATAGAGCAACAACACCCACCTGCGCTAATCGGTAAAGACCGATACAGGGACCAGTATAAGTTGTCTTATCTTAAGCTAGGCAATACGCTGGTTTACAAGGCAGACGAGATCAAGAAAATGGGCACGCACTTGGCCATGTACCCCCGGCGTGGCGGTCCGCTGTCGTCAGAGCAACAGGAGCAGTCTCTTAGAAACTTCGAGAAGAGGTTTGCCGATGTCTCTGCGCGTGTTTCCTCAGAGCGTACTGGCCCCGTCAAGGAGTACTGCGATATCGAGGTTGCCGTTAAGATCTTGAAAGTTCGTTCAAGGGAAGGCGTGTATTGGCATAGCGATTTTCGCAACGGCAAGGTCAGAACCATTAAGATTGGCCGTACCCACCTGTATCACAAGGATGACTTAGCGCAAGTTGCGGAACCATGGCTGGCACTTTTGAAATAGAGCTTTTACAACACGCAGATAAGATACGAAATGCTCTTGGCGCGTCTGTTCAGAACGCTATTGTAGCAGGTCTCGAACTAGACAAAGCCAAGAGCAAGATCCCCCATGGCGAATGGGAGAAATGGCTGCACAAAGAGCTTGGCATGAACCCAAGAACAGCTAGGCGGTTTATTCGTAGCTCTAAGAAGATACAAGAATACATCTCTGATGCTGATGTTGGAAATCTCTTGGGCTCTAAGAGCGCACTATACATGCTGTCTGAAAAGAATGTGCCGGAAGAGGCCATGGAGCAGGCGGTAGAGACCATGAAAGGTGGTACCTATCTGACCATGAACCTGGCAGAGGGCATTATTCAGGCCATTGAGAACGCTGGCAAGACGGCTAGGTATTTAGACCTGGTATCGGATAGAGTAGGGGCAATGGCAACCTTTCATAAGGTGGACCCGGAAGTTATACCAGCATTATCCAGGCTAGAGAGGCAGATGCCAGACGTGTTTGACGAAGTTGAAGCCTCTGGTTGTATCTATGATACTGACGGGGGCGCCATTCCGCTTGAAGATGTTAACAAGCGTGACATTATCGACTATGTTGAGCACAATCGTTTTGAGAGCAAGATGCAGAAGCATGCTGGTAAGCCTCCGGCTTTCTTCCAGACGGGATTCAAGTTGCTAGAGATTCACAAAGACCACGCATATGTTCAGCTGTTCACCATCAATGGAGATGGTGTAATAAAAGACCTAGCTGGCAAGATCTATGTTAAACTAGAGGATAGGGTAGTTCTCGAAGGTGTTGAATGGAGAGTAATGTGATGGGCAAAATCGAGCACGCCTATTTGGGTGGCGTTGGTGGTGTGCATCGGAGTGAAATAGTGGGTGCCACTATGTGGATAGTTTTCACCTTAGACAGTGGAAAAGAGATACGCATAGAGCTTAAAGACGAATATATATATGTCAATGCTGCATGGGGCTCGCTAGAGATTGTCCCAGAGGCTTCTAATGCTATTAGGGTTGGGGTGAGAGAGTAGAATGGCTGACTCGCCTACATCTAGGACGTTAAAATATTTGCGTGATAACGGCTGGCCGCTAGTCCAGGTGGTCGAGCGATGGAACCAATATGCCCGAAGGCGTATTGACCTATTTGGATTCATTGACGTGATAGCATTTGACCCAGAACGTGGCTGGTTGTTAGTCCAGACCACCTCGGGTAGTCACGTACAGGAAAGGATCCGCAAGATAATTAATGAGTGTTCAGAGCAGTCACAGTTGTTGGCTGACCACAAGTATAACAGGATTGTTGTGCATGGTTGGCGCAAGATTAAGGGCAGATGGAAGGTACGAGAGATAGACATCACTGAACAAATACTGGATAGTAAACACGAGGAATAGCATGATAATATCTTCCGATAACAAGATAGTTGAGGTCAGCGAGCAAGTCTACACCTTTTGCCGTGGCTGCAATACGCAATTCTTGGTCGAGATCAGATACCCGACAGGGCATAGGCCAGTATTGGTTGACCATGGTTGGTGTCCGCAATGTCGAGATGAAGTGAGGAAAGATGAAAGCACTAAAGTACACGCTGATGGTTAGCCGAGATAACGACAAAACTCATTACCCAGAGCATACGGCAAAGACTATTGCTGAGCTCGAGCCACACTTTGACAGGCTGGACGAGAAAAATCTGGTGTGGTTCATTAATGATCCCAGTGGTGAGATGTTGCGGCATCCTGTATGCCGTATATATAAACGGGCTGTATTCCCTGGCATGCCAGACGAGAAGATAGATCGTGCGCTAGAAGCGATGGATAGAATGTTGAACGTGCTTGATGAAGTGGAGGCCGATCTCGAGACCCACGAAGAAGTTCAGGCGCATTTGAATGGCCACTTGACAACCCGCAAAAAGTAGTTTACAATTGTCCTTAGAAGTACTCCGAGCCGGGGCATAACGGTTATCGTGAATAAGACAATCCGTTTTGCATAAATTTGTTCGGGGGAAATGACATCGAGCCGGAGTCTTACGGTTATCACCTTATAAATGAACCTCCGTAGACATTAATTTGTTCGATGTTTCTTTAACAACATGGGGAATATAGCTCAATTGGCAGAGCGACGAATCCCATTTGCAAATATTTGCTCTCACCTTATACGCGATGCATTCTGTGCTGACGTTGATTGACAATACAACTAGAGAGCCGGATGTGAATGGTTACCCTTTCTTGGCGTAGATGTCTGTTCAAATCAGACTATTCCCCCTAGCCCCAAACTGAAACGGCCGCTATTTGGTCATTTTTTATTAACCTTTTGCTCAGTCGGTTTGAGCCGTAGATATAGGAGTATGAGACATGGGAAATCACAATGTATATTCCAAGTTCAGTTCGCGTATAACCCCTCAGTCTGAGCCCATACCTGGAAAGGACATGGTACAAGGGCGTGCTGGGGGCTATGTTTTTGGGTTAGACAAGTGGGGTGTGCTGAGCAGGTTCCTAATACTGGGGACTGAGAGGCCAACCTATTATGCCAATGCCGAGACACTTCTCATGAGTGCTGGGCCTAACCTTCTGTCCTGCATTAAAGAGGATGGCGAGCGAGTAATTAACGAGGTTGTCAACATTAGCCAGGCTGGTCGAGCTCCCAAGAATGACCCGGCGCTTTTCGTGCTGGCTCTTGCTATGAGTCACGGTGACCAGAGGACCAAGCGAGATGCTGCAATGATGCTAGATAAGGTGGCCCGGATTGGCACACATCTATTCCACTTTGCTAAATTTGTTGAGCAGCATCGTGGCTGGGGGCGTGTTCTTAAGCAAGCTGTGGCTAACTGGTACACCTCCAAGTCGGCTGACGACCTGGCCTATCAGATGGTCAAGTATCAGCAGCGAGATGGCTGGAGTCATAAGGATTTGCTAAGGCTGTCCCACCCCAAGCCGCCCACAAAAGAGCATGAACTTTTGTATGCTTGGGCAGTGGGCAAGATAGCTCCAGAAAGAGCTTGGCCTTCGGGCGTTGCTAAGCTGGTGCAGGCATACGAAGCAGCCAAGGCAGTCAAAGAAGAAAGACTACTCATTAGCCTCATCGACACCTTTACCTTGACACGAGAGATGATTCCCACAAAGTGGCTTAACTCGCCAGACGTATGGGCAGCTCTGCTGCCGAAGATGCCGCTGGGCGCCCTGATTCGCAACCTGGGCAAGATGACCTCTATCGGGTTGATTAAGCCTATGACCGTTGCCGAGACACATGTGGTTGGCAGGTTAAGAGATACTGTAGCGCTGACTAAGGCCAGGATTCATCCGATCCAGGTACTGGTGGCGCTAAGAACATACCAGGGTGCACACGGCGTGCGAGGTAGCCTGTCCTGGAATCCATCTTCCAGGGTAATTGATGCTCTCAACGGCGCATTTTACGACAGCTTTGGTAGTGTCCGAGCATCTAACAAGAGGACCATGCTGGCCCTGGACGTGTCTGGCTCTATGGCTTTTGATGGTTCTACCATTAGCAACATGGCTAACATAACAGCTAGAGAGATGTCAGCAGCCATGGCTCTGGTCACTGCCCGAACAGAATCAAGTCACATGATCATGGGCTTTTCCGATAGCCTTGTGCCGCTGAACATTTCTGCTGGGCAGAGGCTTGACGATGCTGTAAGAAGTATCAGTAACTTACCCTTTGGGCGCACTGATTGTGCAATGCCAATGCTGTATGCTATGGAGCAGGGGATAGAGGTTGATACATTCGTAATCTACACAGACAACGAGACGTGGTGCGGCACAATCCATCCAGTCCAGGCTCTCGTGCAGTACAGAGAGAGGACCGGGATCCCGGCCAAGCTGGTGGTGGTTGGCATGGTGGCCAATGAGTTCACGATTGCTGACCCTCTTGATGGTGGCATGCTAGATATAGCAGGTATGGATACAGCAGTTCCCAATCTAATTACCGACTTCTCTATCTCGTAGATTGAGATATGTGCAACTGGAGCTTGTCTACCTCGAGTGGGCAAGCTCCCACTTGACAACCAGTAACGATTCTGCTATACTCCTGTCACATCAAGTAAGGAGCGTAGCATGACGGTAAGAGTTATTGAAACAGTAAACCTAGCAGAGCAGTTACACAGAGCAGCAACCGTCTTATCACAGATGTGTGATGGGGCTTTTGCTCTAGATGGGGCAGGGTTCAACAAGTTTGACTCGCCCATTGGCAAGAGCATGTCCATGACCCCCTATCATATGTGGTCTCCTGGACAGGTAAAGATGATGTACGGGATTCTACAGAAGTACAGAGGCCAGCTGCTAAATGCAGGCTTTGATTTCGCATTACTTCCCAAGCCAGACGATGTTGCTAGTGGGCCACAGGCGTTAGATCGTAAGGTCAACCTGGTTGATAACCGTTTCGTTATCTCCTGGGGCAGCAGAGATCCACAGTTCAGCGACATGCTGGACAGTGTACGTGGTATCCCTGGCCGGATGTGGCATAAGGACACCAAGACAAACTCATTCCCTGTCACTAGGGATGCGGCGCTGCTCATAAAGATTTTCGTTAATGAGTACGGAGATTTCAAGGGTAACGCACAGACTCACAAGGCTATTGGTGACGCCATAGATGGCAAGGCGAAAGCAGCCCAACCAGTACAGTCCAGGGTGATTGACCTGGCAGATAACAATTTTACTCTCCAGTTTGACTTCAGCCATGAACTATTGGCTGCTGTTCGGGGGCTACCCGGCAGGAGATGGACGGGCGAGATGAATATATTACCGCACTCATACGAGACGGTGATACAGGTCTTAGAGTTCGCTAAAGAATTCAACTTTGCCATCACCCATGCGGCACAGCAGAAGATAGACCAGATAGTAAAAGAGGGTGATGTAAACCTGGCTAACAGCCGTTCAGCCGACAGTGAATTCAATGTGCCAGAGCTAGGCCTCGAGCTCTACCCATTCCAGCGTGCTGGCGTGGAGTATCTATACAGGAACAAGAAAACCTTTTTGGCTGACGAGATGGGGCTAGGCAAGACTGTCCAGGCTATCGCTGCTGTTGCGGCATCTAATGCATACCCAGCTATAGTGGTGTGCCCAGCGTCATTAAAATATAACTGGCAACGAGAGGTGCAGGCATGGGTACCAGGGAAGAGCACTCTGGTTGTGTCTGGCAAGAAGAGCAAGATCACCAAGGCAGATTTCGTCATAATAAATTATGACATCTTAAAATTTCACCTGGAAGAACTCAGGGGTATGATGCCAAAGACAGTGATATACGACGAGGCACACTACCTCAAGAACTACAAGAGCCAACGCTCGAAAGCTGCCGATGACCTTGTTAAGGGCGCCAATCGTGGCAGTAGCAACCGACGATTGCCCAACCAATATAAGGTGCCACATGTGTTTATGCTAACTGGTACCCCAGTGCTAAACAGGCCTAGCGAACTACTCCACCCGCTGTCTATCATAGATAGGCTGGATGATTTTGGTGGATTCTGGAAGTTTGCCGAGACATACTGCGGAGCGGAGCAGGGATACTTTGGAACAGACATGAGCGGTGCCCATAATCTAGAACAGCTTAACCGCAAGATGCGGTTGTACGGCTTGTATATTCGTAGGCAGAAAAGCCAGGTGCTGAAAGAGCTACCGCCAAAGGTGTGGGCTACTCTTCCAGTTCAGCTAAGCAATCGCAAGGAATACAATCGAACCCTGGCCAACACCTCGAGATGGTTTGCCGACCAAGCAATCAAAGACAGGGACTTTCTAGCTAGTCTAGAGGGTCTGTCCAGGCAGGCCAGAGAAGAAGCTATACGCGAGCACCACAAGAGTGCGGAGTTCAGAGCAGCACAGGCTGAGCAACTGACCAAGATAGCTGCCCTGAAGCAGGTGGCTGCTCAGGGTAAACTACAAGCCATAGAGGAATGGATTGGCAACTTTCTCGAGACAGAGGAGAAGCTAGTTATCTTTGCCCACCACACCATGATTGTTAAGGCCATTGCTGAGAAGTTCAATGCACCAGCCATCATGGGCGAGACGCCAGCGATTAAGCGACAGGAGTATGTGGATAGGTTTCAGAATGACCCCAGCACTAGGGTGCTAGTGGCCAATATCAAAGCTGGTGGAGTAGGGATAACACTTACAGCAGCCAGCAACGTGCTATTCGTGGAGTTTCCATGGACTCCTGGCGACATGGACCAAGCGGCTGACAGGTGCCATCGCATTGGCCAAACAGATACAGTAACAGCCTGGCAGATGGTTGGTATTGATACGATAGACGAGAAAATTGTGGAATGGATAGCCAAGAAGCGTATCATTGTAGATGCCGCTACAGATGGCAAGCCAGTTAAGGGACTAGACGAAAACATGATGGCTGCTCTAATCGAGTGGGTGAATAAGGAGACATGGCATGATGGATAAGCTGATCCGTGACGAACTTGAAAGGATAGAAGAGGATTATGGGGTGACCATTCTCTATGCCTGCGAGGCTGGAAGCCGTTGCTGGGGGATAGCTTCCCAAGACTCTGACTATGATATACGCTTTATCTATGCTCATGATTGGAGAAAATATTTATCTCTTAACGAGGGCAGGGATGTTATCGAGAGAGTTGGCCCAGTCCTGGACATAAGCGGGTGGGACTTAAGAAAAGCACTTAGGCTATTCAAGAAGAGTAATCCACCACTACTCGAGTGGCTGATGTCCACTAGGGTCTATTGGGATCGAGACTCTTGGTCTGCTAATTTGATGGCATTATTTCCCATGTATTATAATCCTACTGCAACTTGCTATCATTACTTTCACATGGCCAAGGGTAATTATCGAGACTACCTGCAGGGTGATGGAAAGGTGTGGCGCAAGAAATATTTGTATGTTCTTCGGCCGCTATTGGCAATACGGAGCATTGAAACATTTGGCATGCCACCTCCTGTTGACTTTCAAGAGTTACTGGACGGCGACCTGTTGCCCATGGATGTCCTGCGTGATGCAACTGAGTTGCTGAGGGACAAGCGTGCTGGCTCTGAGCTAGGCTATGGCCCAAGGCTACCTGCTCTTAGTGGGTTTATCACTGAAGAGATCAAGCGCCTGGACCAGGAGAAGTTCTCTGGGGTGCCAGCAACCAAGGAATGGGACTCGCTAAATCAATTGTTTATCGATACGGTAGTTGGTAAGAGTCTGTTCCCTATTTTATAAGGACTAATGCATGACATACACATATATAGCTAAGCTAGAGGAGTCAAAGAATGAGCGAATCAGTAAGTTCTATGATAGAGCATGTGGTGCAAGTCTTTTCTGAGGCCACTGGCTACGAGGTGGTAGACCTGCGGGTTTCGGGATTCACGTTCGTCGGCAATACCGATGGCTCGCTCACAGTAAAGACTGGCGAGAAATCCAGTATGGCCGTCACTCTGAGGACTAATGCATGACATACACATATATAGCTAAGCCGGACAAGTACGGTATGATTTTCCATCTGGTGTCTAACAAGAATGATCACATGTCATTGTGTGGTTCCGCTATGGTAGGCGAAGGGGGTTATGAGTTTGTTAAGAGAGACGAGCCCATACAATCCTCTGTGCGGTGCGCGAACTGCTCGAGACGAATTATAGTTGGGGGTAGATGGTGACAGATAAAAGAACTAGGGTTAAGAATGCAGATGACCTCTGGTATAAGGCACTAACTTGTACTGTGCTTAGGAAAGATGCGAACAACTATGAGGTGGCTAGTCCATCCGGTGCAATCTATGACGTGCGGATAGAAGGAAGCTATATCAGGACATGTAATTGCATGGCTGGTCAGAACAACCCTATGTCTGGCTGTTCTCATGTGGTGGCTGCATCTAAGGCGCATCTAGAGAAGAAGGGTTACAAAGTAGTTTGGCTGGTTCCTGCCGGGTTTAATTGGAGAGAACAAGGGGCAGATGGTGTGTTCTCCGTTGGTCCTAGACTAGAGATGATATTTAATAAGACACGAGATGAAGAATTTGGAGAGATAAATTATGAGCCCGAAGATGACGGCAACACCCGCAGCAAGCCAGCCAAAGCAAACTGGTTTGATAGCTTTTGACTTGGAGATAGCCAAGCCTATTATGGGTAATGGCTCAGAATGGAAGAGCCAGAGACCACTTGGCATTAGCTGTGCGGCTGTTGCCTATCGACGTACAGGACTTGGCATGGTTGCCTATCAGTCATGGCAGAGTCATGTGGGCAGTACTATGATGACTAGCACACAGGCACAGGACGTGTTTAATTTTTTACTGGCCTGGGAAAATAAGGGGTACCGGATAGTTACTGTCAATGGTGCAGGCTTTGACTTTGATGTGCTTGCCGAGGAGTGTGGGCTGTCCTATCGCAGTGCTTGTGCCCATATGGCTATGCGTCACATTGACTTGTGCTTTATAGCTCTTAGTAAAAAAGGTCACTTTCTGGGGCTAGACGCTATGGCCAGGGGTGCTGCTGTTGTTGGCAAGCTGCATGATGTCCGGCTGAATGATGGTACGCTTATGACTGACATGGATGGCGCCAAGGCTCCAGAGATGTGGGCTGCTGGCGAGCGCTCGGCAGTACTGGAGTACCTGAAGGATGATGTACGCTCCACCCTGGAAACGGCAGAGATTATCGAGAGGGATCAGATAGTAAGGTGGACCAGCCGGGCTGGCAGGTACAACAGCTTTTTGGTTAGCCGTCCGCTACCCACAGTTGAGAGGTGCATGGAAATAGCTATGCCAGACAACTCATGGATGACAAGTCCTCCAACTCGAGAGGGTGTGCTGGCCTGGATGAAACGCGATGCATGAAAACTATGAATGGTTCTTCTCTCGTGCTATGCAAGCCAGGAAGAAAAGAATAGCGGTTACTCTTAGTTATCAGGAGCATGTGGTTTGGTTTGGTAGAGCAGCCAACGGCGGTGCTGGCATACTAGAGGAGCCATGGGTGTGGTATGTTAAGTGTCAGAAGTGCGGCAAGGTTCGCAAGTATGATGCCAAGCTAGATGTCATGGAGGATTGGGGACAGGAGAACTGTCACGAGGAAAAACTATACTGGACGGATAGCGGAAAATTGATACTTGACAACCAGTAACGATTCTGTTAGACTAGGGTATGAAGATTGACATTTAAGTTATCTCTAGGAGCAAAGACATGGACAGCAAGACACTGGCAAGAAAGATTGTCGAGAATGAATTAGAGTCATTGGCTATCAGGCGTGCTGAGCTTGAAACACTGGAACTGGCCAAGACCCAGGAAATACAGGCCATCCTCACGGATGAACAGCGGCAAGCATTGATCGACATCGAGAATGTTTTTCGTACTAAAGAGGTTGACCTCAAGGCCAACATCGACAGGCTCGAGACTTCGGTCAAGGACCGGGTGCTGATTCTTGGTACTGCTATCAAGGGGCAACTGCTCAAGGCAGTGGTTGCTGCTGGTCGGGTTACTTGGAATGCCCAAGATATGGAATACTTTCTCGAGGATCACCCGGAGATTTTGGAAAAGTACCCAGACCTCTTGGAGTGCAAGCGAGTTGGTGATCCATATGTCTCTATCAGGAAAGCATGATGCTTGAAGAAACTTTTGTACCCAGGGCAGTTATCCTTGTTACCTATGCCGTAGGCAGTGAAGTTATAAACAGCCTGCGCGTGTTAGGCGTTGGCTCTATCGAGCTAGTCAGAACGACTGCCAAGGGTGTCTATCCTGGCTTTGCTGGCATAGAGAACAAGTGGGCAGAACGATATAACTGGTCTCTATACTCTGGCAAGACGCTGGTGGCTGGAGACGAACACGAGGTATATGGCTGGTCATTTACTGGCAAGCTACCCATCTTCTGGGGATGCGACATGTTTGAGTGGCGACCTCGGGGAGACCTGGCTGCATGGGCCTGGCTCAGCCATGGTGACGACATAGAGAATGATGTTCCCCTTGGTCCTGGCAATCAGGATGCGGCAATCCACATCATTGCAAAGTTTGGTACAGAGGTACTAGAACAACATCTGAGATTGGTACTTGACAATCCGTAACGATTCTGCTAGTATAGAGTACAAATTGATTGGGGTTTGGTTTTGATAGGAGCGAGACATGGCATACAAGATTAAGGAACACAAGAGACTGTACCGAAAGGCTCTAACTCATGCGGTTGAGTTTCTTTTTGGTACGCAATACAAGGTGCTCAGCGGAGAGTCTGGCCTCTTCTACCTGGTTAATCTGGAGAATCCTAACAAGGGTGACAAGGTGACCTGCACCTGCGAGCGTCAGCAATATATCGGTGAGACGCTGAACCAGGGTGTAAATGGGTGCAGTCATGTGATGGCGGTATTCATCTATGCTCTCGGGCGCGAGGGATACAAGACTTATATCCGGTCTGGTGAGGACAGGATCAAACAGCTTCATCGTCGGACTGTTCATGATATCGAGGGCGATAATGTTCTAATTACTGCCCGATGTGATGTGAAGCCCAGAATGCCACAGGGGTCTGCTGATAAAATCTTCAAGGCTCTTGGGCAGTTAGTTGTGATTGACTTAGAGGATTAGCATTGGGCTAGGCTAACCACCTAGCCCTTGTTTTTTAGGAGCGAGAAACCCATGAATGAGATAAACTCAAAGTTCAAGCAAGAATATGACAATGGCATAGCAGTCCCCAATGAGCGGCAGTGGTCAGTGCTCGAGGAGAGATTGTTCGATACACTATTTTTTGCCTCTGCTAAGATGGATGTTGACCCAGCCAGCAATGTGCTCCGGCATCGTGCGCTGATCATGGCCTCAACACTCGGGCCTATTACAGGTAACAAGCTGATGGCCGTCTATGACGTGTATGCTTTTCAGCTTAACCGTTTCAGGGCCAAGGCTCTCGAGATTGCTCAGAAGCAGGAAAAGGATTACATGCAGCAGGGTATCTTCGAGCAGGCCATGGGCCATAGCCCTAGGTTCTGGCACTATGAGCCAGAGAGCGATCCCAGGTTCAAAGAAGCCAACAAGCAGGGGGCAAAGGTCTATGCTTGGGCAACTGGTGTCCGGGAAGGAATGAACGTGGAAGAGGTTATGCCGGAAGAGTTTGAGAAAGCATACTCTGCTGGTCATGAGTTCACCAAGCGACAGACCAAGCAGGCCAAGAATGTCAAGGCTCAGGAGTCCCTGTTCGGTGGGGCATATGCCAAGATTAGGGACAACATCAGGACCTTTGATGGTATATTTTCCAAGAGATTCTACCTGTTCTGGGACTTATCCATGGCACAGGACAGGTATCAAGAATGTGAGGTTGTTCTGACCAAGCCACTAGACGAATACACGTACCATTTTCGTGGGCATGGATACGGTAGGGACAACAAAGAATACAGCCACAGGGGCGCCCAGCGTGCATGGGAAGAACTAAAGCAGGTTCGACGCCTAGAGAGTGAGCTCGAGATGTCTGCTACTCTTCTGAATGATCAGACGTGGGACATCGAACAGCTAATAGAGGACACCAGGGGCATGCTGATTAATTACAACACTGCCCTAAGTGTGGCCAGAGCAGATGACCTCCGGCGCACTGGCAGGTCTTCCGTTCAGCTTACTACAAAGTCAGCAGCCAGGGAGAAGCAGGAGAAGCTGGCCAAGAAATCAATCAAGGTATCAATGGTCAAGCGTGATGGCGGCATGTGGATTAATCACCTGGAATTGCTCAAGGGTTTGGTGGGGAGAGGCGGCTGGTTGTCGCTGGATAACGAGCGGATAATACACATAACTCGCTTTAGACAGTGGCTGGAAGTAGCGCTGAAGGGCATTGAAACCAAGAAACGGGTTAGAAAGCTAGACCAGCACGATTGGATACAGATTGACCTTGATGCAATTATCAATGACAGTCATGGCATGCCAGAGAAGATGGCCATACGTCTCTGGACTAGCGGTGGCTTACGAGTGACCGCACACTTTTACAACCAGCTTGAAGAGGTAAACCAAGAGCGTCATTCCAGCAGGCTGGAGCCCGTTATACACGAGGTGGAATATAAAGAAGTTAAAGACCAGATAAGTCGAAAGGTTTGGACACCTAAAGATATTAATAAATACAGGCCAGTATTGGCGATAGCATAGGAGAGAGTGACATGGAAATAATTATTTCGTTTTTAGAGGAATGGTTTTGGATTGGAGCAGAGCTACTAGCCTTCTTGCTCATTATGGGTACTCTTGCATATCTAGTATGGGAAGGTACCATGGGCTGGAAAAACGATAATGACTGAGCAATTAGCAATCAAGGCGGCTGAATACTTCCGGCGTGAGGAGTACGGCACAGAGATTGTGCCAATACAGGTAACCTTTGTATCCCCATCCAGGAGAAATTGTGCGGTGGTCTATGGCGTGCAGTACCAGCGACACAATAGTGGTGACACATGGCTATACCTATTGACCAATGTGGATGTCATTCGTAATGTGTACAAGAGAAAGCATTACTATGAGCATGACGGCGCAGACATGTATATTACTGGATACACCGGGGATAGAGCATTGGAGCCTCCGTTCAGCGTCTACCATCCCTTTGGCCACAATGTAGGCATGGCCTACTGGCTTTGTGGGGGTCCCATTGATTTTAACGAGGGTCGTCACATCCTGCACGATAGGTATCACTATCCTAGGGTACAGATGACCATAAAACAAATACAATAGTCTGAGCAGAGTAAAGAGGCGATGTGATTATAGGGGTAATTATATGGGACATCCAGAGAAATATATAAATGAGCAGGGTTACATCACCCCCAGAGACCCGTACATCCTAGCGGTGGAAGAAGTCTTTGGGGGTCATGTTTGTTTGGATCCAGCATCTAGCAGCCAGGCTAACGAGCATAGCATACAGGCTGCGTATCACTATGACGGCTGGCCAGCTGATGGCCTTATCTTCGGCTGGGATAGTGGCATTGCAGAGATGCATGGACATACAAGCCAGTGGGCCATGACAACCGAGAGGTGGACCGTGTTTCTTAACCCGCCCTATGGCAGGCTGTTTGGTGACACTGGTCCATTCAATGTTCTACTGTGGACAAACAAGATGGTTAAGGACTACAGGAACGGCAAGTTTGACGAGGGGATCCTCCTGGTCAACGCCTTTACTGGGGCTCAGTGGTTCCAGAAGCTGTGGCAGTTCCCGATCTGCTTTACCGATCACAGAATAAAGTTTGTAAACCCTGGCACCATGACGCCAGACAACCAGCCTGGTTACTACAATGCCTTTGTATATATGGGTCCTCGCCCGTATCACTTTGTCGATGTATTTTCTGGCATCGGGACAACGGTGGCGCCCATCAGGTGGTCACAGGATAAATTGATTAGAATGGGTCAAATTTAATCGTTATTGTACGTCAAGCTAGGTAGATAGCCATTCGATATGCAGAGTGCCTAGAATCGCCAAAAAACGGGGTCTAAGAAGATGTCTGGTGAGTTGGAGAATTAGAAAATGAAGCTGCAAGATTTTCATTGGTGGAAGTTTGATGGAGACCTACGCGAAGAGAGCGAGATCGAGTGTCCGTTGTGCAAAACATGGACAGGAACGCAGGATGGGTGGGAGGGCAAGTTCGGCCGCTGTGTTAGTTGTAACGTGCTGTTTGTGGCATTGAAATGTCCTGTTTGTAGAGAGGGGATTAATCACCATCACAAGTTATTACGGGTGAAGATACCTGGCGACCCGGTTCCGACGAAGAAGGGCTTAGAGCGTCCGCTGTGGGCTACAAAACGAAGAAAGCGAAAATAGCCCCTGGAAAATGGCGCTATTTATACAAAAAAGATCGACCTACAGAAAGAGCCCTGGCACAGGCCAAGGCTCTTTTTATATATGTGTATTAGGGAGGGGGTAGTTACTTTGTGTACAGTCCCTGTGCTATGTAGCTGTGGATGACCATGGCAACACCCTCTAGTTGTCTCAGGGATAGCTTATACAGGGAGTTGTCTATCAGGTAGGTAGGGCCTGGATCATAGCCAAAGTCATCGAGCCGTTCCAGAAGTTCCATTCTGGTGTCATAATCTAGCAAGGCCATTCTATCTAGGCGATACCTGATATGTTCTATCAGTGGCTTTGCCAGCGTTCTGTCCTGCTGAAGTTGCATGGCGCGTCTGAGCAAGTTCTCTGACCACCCTGTGAACTGGTTCCAGGTCCAGCGCGGTGGGTATTTGGTGGTATGTTCCAGATTCATAAAGTAGGCTTGTGCTGGCACGCTTACTAACAGATGCAGCCCACCCTTGGGTGTCTTTCTGGCAAACAGCATGATGCTGTAGCCATATATATAATACCCTCTGGCATACTGCCCTGTGGGGTGGTCGTTGTCTATCCATTCCTGTGTCTTCTGACGAAACACATCTGCATAGTATCTGGTCATTTGTGTGCTGGGCACCTTTGCTGTCGTTAATTTGTCCATTGTATTGCTCTCCTAGTTAAAATTAATATCGGACAATTTGTCCGTTTTGACCTATGGTAGGTGTTATATGTCGATAAAATATTCTTGCGTGTGTCCCTGTGTGTGTAGTGTGCATGATTGCCCGGCATAGATTTTGTTGCACTATGCCAGTGACCCCCAGTCACCCCTGCTCACCAGCTATAGCCAGCTCGGCCAGCTTAGCCTCTAAGATTTTGACCAGCCCTGGTGCCTCTGGCAGTTCGACTTGGCCATAACTCAAACCATTGATGTACCCCAGGGTGCCGGGCTGGAAGTCATTGACCACTATGGAGTAGTCCACCATGTACACCATGGCCTCAGACAGTGGTCCTGGTCGGACTATCACAGACGCCTTACCGTGGTCACCCCTGGCGGTAATGAAGCAGGTATTAGCCAAGCCACCAGGGCCAGAGCAGGTCACCTCGACCTCTGGCATCAATTCCTGTACGGCTGTTGCTATCGGCCGGATCAGGTAGTCGAACCATTCTGGCTGCGGCTTTGCCATATTATTTGCCCATTCGTTTTTGGCCTTGTGGTACTCGTGTGCGTTCTCTTGATAGATATTCATTTCTAGAACTCCTCTTCCTGGTTAACGAATGCCCAGAGGTACCAGCTATCCATGAGCACTCGGGCTGGCACTTTTGGACCGTAGGTCACATGGCGCACTGGGCTGATGTCTATGAGTCTATCTGGGTTACCCTCGTTGCAGGCATCGATGGCTGGTATGGCGAATTCTGCCATGGCTGCTGGTATGGGGGGGTAGCAGTTTGCTGTTAGGTGGTACTCTATGGCAGCTTCCCGCTGGACGTTGCCTAGTGCTATCTCTGTGGCTATTGCTTGTGCTGTTTGGTTGCCCATGTTTATTACTCCTGGAGCCCCCCTAATCAGGAGGGCTCATAGTGGGTAGCTTATGCTACCTCGAGTTCTGTTACTTGTTCTGCTGTCTCGAGAATCAGGTCTAGCGCTTCGCACACTCGGCCGATAACCTCGCCGCAGATTTTCACTGGGTCTTTGCCTGCTCGTTTGGCATAGCTGCTGATGTATGCCCATGCTCCACCGAGGTCGGCATCTTCGTCGTGCCCTAGCAGTTTAAGGAGCACTGCTCCACCAAGTTCTGCCACTGTTTCACTCGCGTAGTGCTGGCCTCGTTCTTTGAGGTTGCCTGCTCTATCGTCGGCCGCATGAACCAGTTCATGTGCCCATGTCGAGAGATTTTCAACGCCAATGCCGATTTTATTGGCGCCTGGGGAGTAGTACCCTAGTGCTCCTGAGTCCTTGCCATTATAGGGGACAAGTTCTAGACCGAACTCGTGTGCTACCTCGACCAGGGGGAGTTTGTCAACCAGGTTGGTTACACTTTCGTCCTGCTCTATGGGGTCACCCTCTGTTTGGGCGATGTCGAACACTGCTACGCCCTTGAAGCCGTAGATGAACGATTGCTCATTGCCGTTGTCGTCTTCTTTGGTGCCGAACAGGGGTACCAGGATATAGGATGCTGCTTTATTCCCTGGTATGATCTTGCGGCCAACCTTTTGCCATTGCTTGTAGCCCCTGGCATCACTGCACCCGGCTATGAGTGCTGTGAATAGGTTTAGGTATGACCACTTGGCCATTGGAACTGAGGATACCCGAGTGAGGTACACTTGGGTTAGGGGCTCTGCTAGGTTACCGCTCTCGAATGCCTCGATAATCTTAGCTGCTACTTGTTCTGCTCTGCCATAATACTTTGCCATGTCATCTACTCCTGTTAAACCTCTGACGAGGTATCGGTTAATCCATCTGACCCCTATATTACACTATCTGTTTCCACTTGTCAAGTACCAATTTGTTCTACCTCATATAAATTGGTATTGGTACTCGAGGAAAGGTATCAGGGTGGGGTGGAATTAAACCACCTCAGCAGCGCAGTTGCCCATACAAACGGGCTGCTGTTGTTCAGATAGCAGCGCACACACTAGGCTGTATATGGGGTCCGGTGTGCCGAACTTAGCTATCCTCAGCGTATCAACGCCCCACCCTGCGATAAAAAAGAGGCCTAGGGGTAGATGAAGTCCCTAGGCCGTGTAACAGAGGAGCTAGGGCTGTTGGTTCCCGGTGTACTGTTAGGCACACTTTGAGGGTAGCCCTATGTGGTCAGCCCGATCTGACTCGGGTGTGCTCTTATGCCTGACCGTTAGTTTGCGTGTCCTGCCCATGGTCCAGGCTGTTGGTGCTACTGGTTAAGCGCACTCAACATGTTAACCTATCGACCATGGGCAGGAGACGAAAACTAATGGTGGTGTCTCCGTATTCCTGGGTCGTGCTTCCCTCGCCTATCTGGTCATCCCAGGTCATTGGCTATCCGTCCAATCAAGGACTACCGGGGTTTCTCTCACCATGAACCAGCTTGCTGATACGCTTCCCCAGTATTCGCGCCGGGGTTGTTCTCTGTTTGCCGTGTGGGTCTTGGTACTTGTCGGTCTTAGCAACTGTACACGGTCTCGCACCGTCCACCACCTAGACTACCACCTACGCCCACCTGCTATAGTTTCCAGAGTACTTCTTGACTGTAGCCAATAAAACCAGGGTAGTAAGCCCTGGAGTCGAGTACTCAACGCTTTTGTGGGGGTGTTAAGCCCGTTTGTCCATCGTGCAGCATTACCTGTTCACTTCTTTACAGTTCACCAGCATCACTCGAGTTAGTTGGCTCTGCTTATCTGTGTTACAGGATGGGGCGGTGTTCAAGCCGCCACTAGCTATAGCAGATGGGCGTAGAGGGTAGTCTATTTTTAGCTTTCGCGCTTAGTTCGGCGTCTATGTGGCCGATTGTATTTTCATTTCATGTGTTCGTCTCCTTTGCTTGTGTATTTTCTTAACTGACCCCTATACTACACTATTTGTTTCTGCTTGTCAAGTACCAATTTTTCTACCTCATATAAATTGGTATTGGTTCTCGAGGTAGAGCGGCTTTAGGATTCGATGCGGTATTTGGTGACTGTTGTTACGTCATATCCATTTTCCTCGCACATATCAGCTATAGCACTAGAGATATCCTCATAGTCTGATACGTATATGACTGTCTCGGATCCATCGTCAAAGTAGACGCGCACTGTATCGTAGTCCATTAGTTCTCCTAGGCTACACGAGGGGCGTAGCGGGTTTTTGAGCGGCTATGGGAACGGCTGTGGTTGTTTGCTGCGTTGCAGTGACCGCCGTGGGTAGAGCAGCGGGAACAGCGGCCGAAAGCCTCGAGGTAGAAGCGATTGGCTAGGCGATAGGTGCGGCTGTCGGTGGTGGTATTGATGACATCTCGGGTGCGGCGCATCGTTTATACTCCTGTGTTTGCTGGTGTTAGTGCCCCCTCTGGGTGCTACGAGATTTTAACTCGTCCTGCCTGGTCAGTTTCATATCAGCCCAAAGATATTGGTCCAGGTTTATCTTCCGACAAGCCCCCAGAGGAGGCACTAGCATTTGGTTTTTAAGTAGAGCTCGAGTGCTCTCATGAGGTCAGGAGTCACACCTGATCAAGGTGCTTCCTGTGCACCACCTGGGTGGCCATCTCCAGTGCAGGGCAAGTGGTTGGCGTTACACACTACCCCATGAGAATTCTCGAGCTATCACAAACGCCTCGTTGTTCAACTTGTGGTCTACTCTGTCCGTTGCCCCGTGATGGACTCGAACCATCTTCTCTGGTGTACCAGTCCAAGTTACCAGCTTGGGTTTGATCTCTGGCTGGTGGTAAACCAGGTGAGCATCGGTGGTACACCTGCGCTTTACACATATAAGCTATAGGGGCTCGGTCAATTCCGATCCCGGACAGTCTCACCTGGTGGTAAGGCCAGGTGTAGGCGTGGTGTGAATTGTTTTTGTTGGCTATCAATGCCCGGTGAGTGCATGTCTATTACCCTTGAGGTTGGGGGTCAAACCAACCCGACTCGGGTGAGCGTTGCAGGGCTACCCCTTCCTGGTGGTAGTCCTTTGGTGACGAGCCTCACTTCTCCTGTACCTCTGCAGAAGTTACAGGTCTCTCCGTTCTGTCTGGGGATCATGCTATTCACAGGGCAGTGATAGCCAACAAATTGTTAAGGTTCTGTCAGGTGGTCCACTCTTATCACCCTGGACCACTCGGGTTAGGTACGGTGTCTTTATCAACTTCACCCCTAGTTCACCGTCCAATCATCGGGGTGCCGGATAGCTCTAAGTTTAAGGGTGTTAATGGTGGGAGTATAGCCACCAGTGTACCCGGCTATCAAGTGGAGATGCCGAGGATCGAACTCGGGTCCAGCCCTGAGACTTTCTAGCGGGTGGTTTTCATGTCTTTGCCTTGGCCAGTTATCACTACTGCCCACCATCCCAGTTCTGTCAAAGCCTGGTCATCCCCTAGATTTTTAAGGTTGTGGTCTATTATAATCACCTTAGACCACTTAGGCTAGATGCAGAATTTCGCTTCTTCTCGACTCCAGCTTAATTATCTGCTCAATCGTCGGCTGGCTGGGAGGGCTTTCGTAGTAAGGGGATATTTGCCCTTGCTTTGTAGTGTCCCTCTGATGCACACCATATTACAGTACTTGTTATTGGTTGTCAAGCAATTAGTACTAAAGTACTATATGACTCGGGTGGATTAGTTTAAGTATGGTTATATCGGCTCAACTTTCAGGGCTGCTAGGCATATCACATAGGGGAGGTCGTGCCCCTTGGCCATGGCTTTGATGTCATTGCCTGCCATGTCGTACCAGGTTATGATCACCTGCACCTCTAGCATGACGTTTTTTTCCATGAGTATATCTACCTCGTTGCCGTCCTCGAGTAGCTGAAATACAAGGCTCATGGCGGCTGCTTTGTTTGTGCTATAGGGGAGCAGCACCCCGTCCATTATCTGGTCGGCAATAAGCTGGTCTAGCCTTGGTCCTGGCCAGCATAGTACTGTGCTCATGTGTTTATAGCTCCTCTAACAGGGGGTCAAGTGCGGCCACATCGACCATTAAGCCACGGCATTTTTCACCTGTGGCAATATTTATGTAGTTACCATGGCCGTCAGTCTGGGCCAGGAAGAGAACGGACATAGACCACTGGCGAAACAGCCGGAGTGCTTCCAGCTTAGCTTCCTCGAGTGTCTTGGATGCACCATGCGATATTGTAACCGCTGAGCCCGTGCCAGGGTACCGGGGGTCGCCCACCCGCACCTCTGTTATCCAGCTGACTTCCCATAGGCCATAGGTCCGGCGAACCACGAGGGTCACGCCTGTATTCTCTATGGTGGCTTCGTGTAGGTCGCCCACATCTTTGAAAACGCTTTCTGTTTTTACCCAAGTTATCTTAGCCATCATTCTGCTCCTGTTCGCTAGTCCAGACAATAGTCTGGTCCGGGTTGCGTTGTATCTCTATACGCTTAGCGCCGTTGCTCTTTGCCCACTTCTCTGCGATCTGCTCGGCTGCACTTAGGGTATCGACTTTGGCTATGGCCAGCCTGCGGCCGCTGTGCTCCACGAATACAACTGCGTACCAAGTATGCTCAGCCATTACTTTGCTCCTATGGGGAGACTCCAGAGCACAACATCTGCACTCAGGTCCACCACTTTAACAACTCGACCATCTCTACCGTCTCGCCAGTCACGTTCCCACAGTTCAAGGGCTTCACTCGCGCTACTGGCTTCGAGCCAGTCGTCTTCTATCCTGCCACTTTGTCTTTGGAGGTCCACTGCTATGAGACTCATGTCATCTGCTCCTGTGTTTCGTCTGTTAGTTGTCTCGGACAAAACCCCAGAGGTTCCACTGCTCGAGAACAACTGCCACTGGTACAAATATGCCCCAGATCCTGTGTGTGGCTACTGAACTGATGTCGATCTCGACATCTCGTTTGCCACTGTTCCAAAGCTCGATAGCTTTCTGGGCTATCTTGGTTACTCCGGCTGGGGGTGAAGGATATAGCTTGTAAGTAATGTGAAAGTTTAGGGCTGTCTGTAGGTCGGTCATGTCTGCTCCTATAAAAACTATGTCCAATCAATCTGACCCCTATACTAGCAGAGTTGTTACTACTTGTCAAGCAATTGGTACTACAGTACTATGTCACAGGGGGTCGG